CGCGGCCAGCCGTTTTGAGGGGAAGGTCGAACAGTCCACGATCTTTGGGCCATGAACATGACCCGCAAAGTCCACCTGACCGGCGCGATCAAGCCGTCCACGCGGGAGGCAATGCTTGACCAGCTTGCGGCGATTGCGGACGGGATCATTCGCCAGCGTTCCACGTGGTGGGCGCGGTTCGAGCGGTGGTGGCAGGTATGAGCAAGCACATCGTCAACAGCGAAATCGGCCTGCAGTCCTTCATCGGCCAGCTCCGGGAGCTGTGGCATTCGCGCCGGTACCTGGAGGTTTCCATCAAGGAAGGGAAGGGCCGCAGCGTCGAGCAGAACGCCGTCATGCACGGCTGGTTCGGACAAGTGGCGCGCGAGCTACGCGAGGACGATGCCAGAGGCGTCAAGCGGTTCTGCAAGCTGCATTTCGGCGTGCCGATCCTGCGTGCCGAGGATGACGAGTTCCGCGACGCCTACGACCGCGTTATCCGCCCGCTGCAGTACGAGCAAAAGCTGATCGCGATGGACATTCTGCCGGTCACGTCGCGGATGACCACGCTGCAGCTAGAGCGGTGCATGGCCGACATCCAAGGCCACTACGCGCCGCGCGTGACGCTGGTGTACCCGAAGGAAAAGGACTTGGCCGCATGAGGACGAAGAACGCCGCCCGCATCACCGAGGCCGAGTCGGAACACATGGCGGCGGTTAAGTCGGTGCCGTGCGTTGTCTGTGACGCGCCACCGCCCAGCCTCGCGCACCACGTCAACCAGGGCGACCACTTCACGACGGTTGCCGTCTGCGAGTTGTGCCACGTCGGCAAGGGTGGGATTCACGGCGACCAAAGCCGCTGGCGGCTGCGCTACCGCATTGGCGGGCTGTCGGCGGAGTTGCACGCGATCAATGACACGCTGAAGAGGGTTTACGGATGAACGAGCTAGTCCTGCCGTGGCCTCCCGCCGCGCTGTCGCCGAACGCCCGCAGCCATTGGCGTTCCCGCCAGAGGGCCATGAAGGCGGCAAAGCTGCTGGCATGGGCCGAGACGATCAAGGCGGGATGGGTGGTTCCTGCCGGCGAGCGCGTCCACTTGTGGGTTGACTTCTACCCACCGACCAGGCGTATGCCCGACGACGACAACATGCTCGCCCGCTGCAAGGGCTACCGGGACGGGATCGCGGACGCTATCGGCGTCGATGACCGGATTTTCGTCTCGCATCCCTACGTGAAGGCCGAGCCACGCAAGGGCGGCGAGGTGCGAGTGCGCATCACGGGTGCCGAATGACCGCCGAGGAGCGCAAGAAGCTGGCCGGCGAGCTGCGCGAGGCGCTGTCGTATTCCCAGCAGCGTCACTCGCCGGTCTATCTGTCGCAGTTCCACGCGGGGCTGTTGTTGGAGCTGCTGGACGAATCCGACCAACCAGAAGGGGCGCAGCAATGACCTGCCGAGGAAACACGCAGCGCAACAAACCAAGGATTCCAACCCCCTGCGCCTGGCTCACGGCGGATTCGATGCAGGAAACCGTCGCCTACCTGGTCCGCTGCTTTGAGCGTGAGCGCCGCAGGGAGCGCCGATCGCACCTGTTCGTCCAGCGAGGCACCGGCGCCGTGTACCTGCTCGCCGATGACTGCCCGCTGGTGGATGCGTGGGTGCTGGGCCGGCTCAACGACTACGTGGGCTGCTATTTCACCGGGCGCCCGAACCGCGGCACCGACAAGGCCAGCTTCGACATGCCAGCGACCCCTGAGGGTCTGGCGGAGGACTTGGCCGACCACATGGGGTTCTGACATCGCGCCGTCCGGGGTGCGAATGCCGGACCCGTAAGCCGTGAGTGGGGAAACCGCGGCAGCCGGCGATGTGGTCTGTCCTCGTTGAGGACGGCCGCAGGGAAGGGGTGACGTTCATAGCCACAGGCGCCGGCACATCGTCGTTGAATCGCTCAGGAGGAATTGCATGCTCGCTCGCGTGAACCCACTACGCGCCGCCACAGAGAAACTTGTCGGGGAGTTCTCGCTGTCCCGTGAGGAGGCGCAGCGCTCCCTGTCCGACCAGGTGTTGCAGGGAATGATGGCCCACGGCTACGCGATCCACGACAAGCGCAGCGATCGGTATGCGGTGTCTGAGGCTGGGCGGCGGATGTTGGCGGATCAAGGCACGGCGGACATCTGACCATGCCGGGCAATGCCTCCCCCGCGCAGGACAAGCTCGACACATACGGGCTGGACGCCGTATGTGAGGCCATCGTCTCAGGGGGAACGCTGACCTTCGTGGCTGCCGATGCTGGGGTTTCGCTGACCCGACTGCTTGCATGGATCGAAGTAACCCCGGAGCGTTCCGCGCGCGTGCGCGAGGCTAGGGCCACAACTGGCCGGCTTTGGGACGAGAAGGCCGAGGCCGAGATTCGGGATGCGCCGGACGAGTTCGGACTGAAGAAAGCTAAGGAGCTGGCGCACCACTACCGTTGGCGTGCGTCAAAGATCGCGGCCCGTGAGTACGGCGATGCCGTCACCCTGAAGGGCGACAAGGACAATCCACTACACCTGTCCACCACCAAGGAATTGACCGAGGCGCAGCTACTCGCGCTTGCGAGCGGTGAGTCGATTGGCTGACGGAGCGCCCCGCATCTCGCCGGCCGAGGCTGCGCGCGAACTGCTGCGCCGTCGTCGTGCCCGTGAATCGCTGGTGGCGTTCTCGCAGGCCATCACGATCCCAGGCGCACCCGCGTCCGATGACCCCGATTCGTGGCTATTCAAGCCGATCGAGTCCGCCGTGGCGCTGCACCACCGCATCGTCATGGACGAGATCCAGCGCTGCATCGAGACCGATTCGGGCCGCCTGTTGATCTTCGCGCCGCCGGGTTCGGCCAAGTCGACCTACGCCTCCGTGGTGACGCCTCCGTGGGCAATGGCGCGGCAGCCTGGCTACAAGGTCATCCTGTCCAGCTACGCGGCGACGCCAGCCGAGCGGCAGTCAAAGCGCGCCCGGTCCATCGTCGGCTCTGCGGAGTTTTCGAGCATCTGGCCCGATCGGGTGATGCTGAAGGCCGGCTCCTCCGCGGTGAACGAGTGGGAGCTGACCAACGACTCCGGCCTGCTGGCCGTGGGCATCCTTGGCGCTGTCACGTCTGCCCGTGCCGACCTGCTCATCATCGACGACCCGGTGGCAGGCCGCGAGGAAGCGGACAGCGAGACCATCCGCAAGAAGACCAGGCAGGCCTACGACGACGACCTGCTTACCCGCCTGAAGCCGCGCGCCAGCATCATCGTCATCCAGACACGCTGGCACATGGACGACCTCGCGGGATCCATCCTGCCGGACGACTACGACGGTCGCAGCGGCGATGTGGTGGGCCGCGACGGCCAAGTCTGGCGCGTTCTGAACATCCAGGCCAAGGCCGAGCGCACCGACGACCCGTTGCAGCGCACGCTGGGCGAGTATCTGTGGCCTGAGTGGTTCGACGCCCGCCATTGGGCCAACTACGAGGGCAACCCGCGCACGTGGGCCAGCCTGTACCAGCAGCGGCCAACCCCGGACACGGGCGGCCAGTTCGAGCGTGAGTGGTTCAACTGGTACGACGAGCCGCCCAAGAACCTGCGCATCTACGGCGCCAGCGACTACGCGGTGACGAAAAAGACACTCGACACCAATCCCGACTTCACCGAGCACGGGGTTTTCGGCGTGAGCGAGACGGGTGACATCTACGTGCTCGACTGGTCATCCAGTCAGGAGCCGACCGACAAGACCATCGCCAAGTGGATTGCGATGGGCAAGCAGTGGGAGCCGCAGCAGTGGTTCGACGAGGGCGGGGTGATCCGCAACGCCACCGAACCGCTGAAGGCGCGCATGCAGGCCGAGGCCGGCAAGTACATCGCCGTGGACTACCTGCCGAGCATCGGCGACAAGATCGCCCGCGTGGCGTCGTTCCGTGGCCGTGCCAGCGCCGGAAAGGTGTTCCTGCCGAAGCGCGCCTCATGGGTGACTCGCCTGCTGGACCAGCTCTGCAGCTTCCCCTTCGCCCGCTATGACGACGCCGTGGACGTGTGCGGCAACCTGGGCCGCGGGCTGGAGCTGGTGTTCAACGCACGCGCAACCGGCAGCGACAAGCGGCCGACGCTAATCCCCTTCACCGAACCGTGGTTCAACGCCCGCGACCGCGAGGACGCCGAGAGCGTGGCCGAGCGAGAGGACTACTACCAATGACCGACACGACCGCGATGCAGCAAGGCATCGACGCCGCATCGCCGCATGCGCAGGAGGTCGCCGACGTTCGCCGCTGGCAGAAGCGGCTGAAGGGTGCGCGCGAGTACGACAAGCCGGCGCGTGAGCAGTACGCACGGGACCGCGGCTATGCCCGAGGCGACTCTGGCAGCGACATGAACAGCAACATCGCCGGGACGTTCGTCAACATCTTGACCGACTTCCTGTACGCGAAGAACCCGGACGTGGACTGTCAGCCGGCCAGGAGTGCGCAGCCGCCGAACATCGCGGCCCTGCGTGCTGCGGCGAAAGAGCTGGTGATGGGCGACACCGAGGCGCTGTCGAAGATCGACCAGAAGGCGCTGGAGGTGGGCGCGCAGGCGTCGATGACCGACCCGAACGACGAATCCGTGGGCCTGACCGTCATCGCGGCCCGCGAGGACATGATCGAGCGCATGGCGCAGGCCAAGCTGGAGGAGCTGCAGGCGCAGTACGCCAAGCGCAACCAGGCGCACAAGGCGTTCGGCGAGACGATGGAGATCGTCATCGGCCGGCTGTGGCAGGACGCACGCCTGAAGCCTGCCGCACGCGCGCAGTGCCAGACCGCGCTCACCGTGGCGCTTGGCGTCATCAAAGCGAGCTGGCAGGAGCGCACCGAAGGCCAGAGTCCGCAGACGGCTAAGGCGATCCGCGATCTGCAGGACAACATCGAGCGGGCCAAGCGCCTGCGACTGGAGCTGGCTGAGGACGACAAGACCGGACAGGAAGAGACGGAAGCCAAGCGTGCCGACTTGGAGCGGCAACTGGAAGCGCTGCAGGGCAAGGCCGAGCGCGTGGTGTCGCGCGGCTTCGTCGTCGACGGCGTGCAGCCCGAGGACTTCCAGTGTGCGGTGGGCTACTCCATCGCCAACCACACAGACGCGCCGTGGAACGCCAACCGGTTCTGGATGACCGTCGACGACGCCAAGACCAAGTACGGCGCCCGCTTCGGAAGCGAGCAGGAATGCACCGAGGCGTTCAACAAGGCGACCAAGTACCGCGCCCGTGCGCCGATCATGCAGGGCAAGCATGCGCCGGCGATCGACACCAACATCCGCGCCGAGGATGCCGACGCATTCGTGCAGGGCGATGGCGTGGGGTCCGAGGAAGGCGACTGCACCGAATGGCTGGCCGGCTGGGAACTGTGGGACGCGACCAGCGGGCATGTGATGACCATGTTCGAGGGCATGGACCGTTGGGCCTCCGACCCGTGGCAGCCCGACGCGACCACGCGGTTCTACCCGTTCTTCGTGCTGCCGCTGAGTGAACTTGACGGCCAGCGCCACCCGCAGTCCTACATCTCGCGCAGCTACAAGCTGCTGGACGAGTACGACCGCCTGGCGACCAACTTCCGCGACCATCGGCGCCGCTGCGTGCCGAAGGTGGGCTTCAACTCGACGCAGGTCCAGCCAAAGGATGCCAAGAAGCTGGAGAAGGGCGTCACCGGCGAGTACGTGGGCCTGGACCTGCCGGCGAACGTGCCGATCCGCGACGTACTCCAAGAGATCGCCTATCCCGCGCTGAACCCCATGCTGTACGACGACCAGCAGGTCATGTCCAAGCTGGAGCGCATTTGGGGCGTGCAGGAAGCATTGTCCGGCAGCATTCAGAACGACAAGACCGCCACCGAGGCGGAGATCCAGCAGGGCGGGTTCCAGGCGCGATCGTCCAGCCGCCGCGACATTCTGGAGGGCGAACTCAACGAGCTGGCGCAGTACACCGCCGAGGTCGCGTGGCAGAACATGAGCGAGGAGGAGGTGGTCGAGATCGCCGGCCCGAACGCCATGTGGCCGGAGTACCGCGCGCCCGAGGACTTGCGGCAAATGCTGCAGATCGAGATCCGCGCCGGGTCCAGCGGCAAGCCCAACACCAGCGCCGAGCGTGAGGCGTGGAGCGTGCTGCTGCCGATCCTGCAGAACGGCATCGTGCAGATCGGCCAGCTTCGCCAGTCCAGCCCGCAAGAGATCGCGGACAAGCTGGAACAAGTGCTGCGCCTGACCGGCGAGCGCATGGGCGATCGGCTCGACTTCGACCAACTGATTCCAGCGGCCGGGCCTGTTCAAGCCCCGCTACCGGGTGAGGCACCAATGGGCGCTCCGATGGGCGCTGCACCTGTTCCCCAAGCGTAGGAGGACGCATGGACCCTGAGACCGACAAGATCACCCCGACCGATACCCCGGCAGTCGCCGAAACCCCTGCTGCAGACCCGCCGCCAGTAGCCGACGACCCGATGGCGGCGATGGATGCCGGCATTGCGGCTGCGGCTGAAGCGCCGGCCGAGCCTGCACCCGATCCGGTCCCGGAAGGCGACGACGCGCCAGCCCCGGACGCCGCAGTCGATGCGGTTGCCGATGAGCCGCCGCCCGAAGTGGATCCGGTCGACACCGAGATTGCCGAGCTGAAGCTGGGCGAGCGCAGCGCCGAACGATTCCGCGAGCTGTCCAAGTCGGAGAAGGCGCTGGCACCGATCCGCGAGGCTGCGGAGAAGGCCGGCGTGACGCTCGACGACCTGCCCGTGGTGTTCGAGCGGGCGCGGGAGCGCGACGACTTCGTGCGGATGGTCAGCGAGACCGGCGCCACGCCTGAGCAGTTCGGCAAGCTGCTGGACTACCAGACCACCATCACCGCGGCGAACAAGGGCGACCTGGCCGCGGCCGAGGCGGCGTTCACCATGCTGCTGCCCGAGGTTCAGACGCTCGCGAAGCTGCTGGGCAAGGACATCGCCGGCATCGCTGACCCGCTGGCCGATCATCCCGACCTGAAGGCGGACGTGGAGAATGGCGACATCGCCAAGGAACGCGCGCTGGAGCTGGCCCGATCGCGCACGCAGGACTTGCTGCAAAAGACCACGCGCGACGAGACGACCAAGATCGAGCAGGCCACGCAGGAGAAGGCCGAGGCCGTCGACTGGCTCAACCGGTTCGACGCGCACATGGCCGGTGCCGACACGACCTATGCGGCCAAGCGGCCGGCATTGCTGGCGTTCGTGGAGACGATCGGGTCGACGCTGCCGCCTGCGAAGTGGCCCGAGGCAGTCAAGGCGTACTACGCGCGCATCCCGGCGCCGGTTGCTGCACCAGCGCCCAAGCCGCGGCCTGGCCCGGTGCGCACGCACATCCCGCCGGCCCGCATGGAGCCTGCCGTGTACGACGACCCGATGGCCGCGCTCGATGCGGGCATTGCTGCAGCGTCCGGTAGGTAAGCAACCAACAAGGGGCCACCCTAAGTAGGGAACTTAGGGTGCCGGCCCCTAATTAGGGCGCTCCGTCGTTGACACGCTTTCGCGCAGTGGCAATTTGCCCCATGAGGCCTCACGCCTCGCCACGCATGCAGTAAGCCGGGGTCGCGCCCGGTAGCGCCGTATTGAGGCTTCGCGCTCCTCGACGTGGATGGACAACACCCCATCTCCTTCGAGGATTTTCGCCATGCCCTTTACCGCCGAGCAGCTCGCTTCCGGTGCCGACTACACCCTGAAGTCCTACGAGCGCACCAAGCCCGTCGACCAGATCAACATCCAGCACCGCCTGCTGGACTGGCTCATCAAGAACAAGAAGGACTCGAACTACGGGAACGGGTCGTTCAAGCAGCCGCTCTACACCACCAACAACGGCAACTACCAGAACTACTTCGGCGCCGACCAGGTGACGTACAACGAGCGTGATCCGGTCGATTGGACGGATTTCACCTGGTACAACAACCACGACGGCTTCTGGTTCGACGAGGACCGCCTGGCCGCGAACGGCATCATCATGACCGACGACCGCAATGCGGTTGCCTCCGGCATGGAGAAGGAACAGCTCGTCAACCTGCTGGACACCAGCTACGACTCGCTGAAGAAGTCCATCCAGGAAGCGATGGCCTACGAGATGTACCGCACCGGCGCGACGGCGAAGTCCTGCCCCGGCCTGCAGCACATCGTGCAGAAGCTCGCAGTGGATTGGGCCACCAACGGCAACACCGTGGGCGGCATCGCATCGGCGACCGTCAGCTACTTCCGCAACGTCGTGAACACCGGCATCACCCCGTCGGCGATCGTGGCCGAGATGGAGGAAAGCTGGCGCGATGTCATGCGCTATGGCGGCGTGACCCCGAACATGATCGTCTGCGGCTCGGCGTTCCTCGACAACTACCGCGTCCAGGCCAGCGCCGACATCAGCCGCCAGATCAGCGGCGCGGGCAACAGCCGCGGCGGCGTCTCGCTCGATGCCGGCACAACGGGCCTGTACTTCAAGGGCGTGGAGCTGGTGTGGGATCCGACCCTCGATGCGCTGGGCACCGCGGACTCGGACGCGACCCTGACCAAGACCTGCTACTTCCTGCACAGCGACAAGATCGTGCTGCGCCCGCTGAAGGGTCACTGGATGGTCAACCGCAAGCCTGAGCGCCTGCCGGACCGCTACGTCCACTACTTCGCCAAGACCTCGAAGTACGGCCTCACCACCGATCAGCGCAATGCGCTGGCCGTCCTGTCCATCTCGTAAGGAGCCTGCAGTCATGGCAAAGATTCTCTCGCTGGGCGCGGTCGTCGATGGCACGGCCGTTGCTGCTCAGACCGGCGTTTCCACCGTCACCACGCCGCATGCCCGCGGTCACTCCGCCATCGCGGAGATCCTGTTCACGGGCATGACCGGCTCGCCGGTCGTGAAGATCCAGACCAGCCCGGACAACTCCACCTGGACGGACGTGCTGATCACGAGCGGCATCACCCGCACCAAGTTCACGGCCAACGTGACGCTGGACAAGTACGCCCGGCTCAACGTCACCACCGGCGGCTCCGCCGGCAAGGTGGACGCGAACCTCATCGCCTGACCTGCAAAACCGGAGGGTACATGCAGACCAAAGAGTTCCCCGCGATCTGCGTCGCGGTCAAACGCGGCAAAGAGAGCATCAACCTGACCGTCGCGGAGCATGAAGTCGAAGTGCTTCGCGCGATCTACCCGGCGGAGGGCCACGTGTCTGTGGTTGCCAAGCCGGAAGGGTTGACCGTCGACCTGGATGAATCGGCCGCGTCCGAATACGCGCGGCTGGTGAGCCTCTACAACCGCACGGGCCAACCGGATTACGTGCGTGCTGCGTTTCCGATGGGCGTCGAGCGGCTGGAGAAGTACGGCTTCAGCATGGGCATTGCGCGTACCAAGGCCAGCACGGCGTCCGCCGAGCCGAAGGTGCGCAAGGCCGAGAAGCCGGCCAAGGCCGAAGCGAAGAAGTAAGGCAACTCCTGCGGGAGCGGTAAAGGCAGGCCGGGGCGACTCGGCCTGCTGTCTATAGGGAGCAAGCGTGGCGATCACCGACACCATCAACTGCGATTGCGACGATGTAACTGGCTACCGCACGTTTGCGCAGCTCCGCCTGGCGCTGTACGCCGCGCTGGGGTTCGTGGACCCGCTGACCGCGAGCGATGTCCGCACGCTGACTGTGCTGCGCGCCGAGCTGTTCCGCATGCTTGGCTTCGCTGCGATGGGGTCGAGCTACCCGCCTGGCATGTCTGCCCTGCTGGACGACTGGCTCAACGAGGCGCAGCAGCACCTATGGCGCCGGCTGGGCCTGACGGCTTCGCTGCCGGCCCGCATGACCGTCGATGCCGACGTGAACGTGCTGGACGCCACCGCTGTTCTGGCGATGGCCTGCTACCTCGCCAAGTCGCACTACGGCAAGAGTGACGCGAAGGACTGGAAAGAGATCGCGCTGGGCGGAATCCGCTTCCCCGCGGGCGGCAAGGCAGCCGTCGACCAAGCCCTGAAGTCAGCGCACGCGCTCATCTACCGGCGCTACGACGCACTGCGCACCGAACGCTGGTTCTCGTGGGACCTGACCGCTGACGTGGCGCTGTACGACTTCCCCGACAACGAGGAGGAGTGCGCCAAGACGATCGACCCGTACAAGGTGCGCTGGGTCGGCGTGAAGGAAGCCGACGGCGCATGGCGCCCGCTGACGCAGGGCATTCCGCCGCACGCGCTGGGCTACTCGACCGGCGGCCCGCCCACGCATTTCGACTTCCGCCAGTGCATCCAGGTCTGGCCGGCGCCGACGATCACCGAAGGCCAGCTCATCATCCGCGGGCATTTCAACCCGGAAGCGTTCGCCGCGGATGGCGACAAGCCGAGCGTGGACGACGAGCTGGTCTACCTGCTGGCGCTGGCGCAGGTCAAAACGCAGTACCAGCAGCCGGACGCGCAGCTCTACATGGCGCAGTTCGAGGTCCACCTGGGCAAGCTCATCGCCGGCTCGCACGGCATGAATCGCTACCTGCCCGGCGGATTCGTCGAGGCGGACTACATCTACACCGCGCCGCGGCCGTTGGTGCCGTTCCCGTGAGTCGGACGATCCACCTCACTGGCCTGAAGCAAGGCATCCAGCGCGTCCGCGAGAAGGGCGGCGCAGACCCGGACACCCTGTACGACCTGAATGATGGCTATGTCGGCATTGACGGCGCGATCGAGCAGCGCCCCGGCACGGTACTGGCCTACGACTTGCCTGCCGGCACGCTGGGCATGTGCGCGCACGACGGCGATCTCGTGGTGTTCTCCACGTCCCCGAAGGCATGCCCGGCCGGCACGCGCTGCGAAGTCATCACGCATCCGTTCTTCCCGTCGCAGGGCTTGACCTACATCTGGTACGCCGCGCCCTTCCTCGGATACCTGTACGTCGTCGGTGAGTTCGAGAACGGCGATGTGTACCACTACTGGCTGCAGGCCGCGAACGAGTGGGAAGCCAGCACGACCTACCAGGAGGGACAGATCATCGTCCCCTCAACGCCGAATGGGCTTGGCTACAAGGCGCACCGCGTGCTGCCGAAGTACCCGACTTGGATTCCCGGCATGGAGGTGGTGGTGGGAACCAAGATCGAGCCGACCACCGCGAATGGCTACTACTACGAGGCGACTGCGACGAGCGAGGCCGATGGTGTTGGTACGCCGGGCGGCTCCCCGAACCCGGATCCGGTGCCGGTGCCTGGCGATGGTGGCTCGGACGCGCCGACCGGCTGGGTGGCGCTGTCCGGCACGTGGACGGAAGATCCGGCGGGGCAATACAACATGCTGCCTAACGGAGCGCAGTTTGGCACCTTGTACCGCGAAGCACTCTATCCGTTTACCTCCGGCACATTCGACGTAAGCGTGGACAACTATGTCGTAGGAGGCGCCGGTTTTGTCACGGTCGATTTCATTAACGCCTCCGGCATCACGTTCCTCACCGAGAATGGCAACAGCGACGGCACCACAAGCAGCCTGACCATGACGGCGGCTGCGCTCGCGCCGTTCGGAGCGGTGGCGAATGCCCGCGTATACCTGCGGGTTGTGTATTCGCTGCCGGGGGCTCCCAACCCCGCCAACTTTACAAACCTTTCCGTCGTGGTGACGCCATGACTGTTCGCACCGGCGGGACCGAGCCTGTCTGGCCGACCAAGAAGGGCGCGAAGCTCATCGAGTATTCGGGGCTGGACGCCACTACGCTCGTTGCGCCGCCCGTTGAGGACACGCCGCCGCGTCTGCCTCCTGACTTGGAGGAACGATACGGCAATCGGTATTGGGATCTCAGCGAGTTCAGGGGCATCGGATGACGACCCTCGCTGCATGGAAGCCCGCCACCGCCTATGCCAAGGGCGCAACCGTTCGCCCGAATGCGGCGCAGGGTTCCGTCCCCGTGCCAATCGTCAACGGCAACTTCAACTCCGGCGACACCGCATGGACGAAGGATGCCGGCTGGGCGATCTCCACCGGTGACGCCTACGAAGGCACGCACAAGGGCATCTACACCGGAACTGGCGCAGGCACGATCAAGGTCTCCGGCACCTACCCGGCGACGCCTGGGCAGGTCATCACCGCCACTAACAAGGCGAAGGTGCTGGCCTCCGCCGATGGCGCGACATCGTTCCTGAAGTGGTACGACGTAAGCAATGTCCTGATTTCCACCACGACCGGGCTGGAGTCCAGCGTCGAAACCGGTGTGTGGATGCAGCTCACGGTCGTCGGACAGGCGCCGGCCAACACGGCAACGGTGGTATTCGGCGTCGAGGCGACGCGCACCGTCGGCGCGAACGTGATGATCGACGATGCGCGCTGGGACTACGCGGCGCCCATCGAGGCCCGCCGGCTGGCGTATCGCGCGGTGCAGGAATCCGCAGGCGTGTCCGGCGTCGTGGAGCCGACATGGCCGACCACGCTCGGCGCGCGAGTCACCGACGGCACGGTGGTCTGGGAAACCGTCGAGCTTGACTGGATCGAGTGGACGGCGCGGCCAATCATCGAATCAGGCCTGACGGAGCCGGTGTGGCCGACAACCGTTGGCGCATTCGTCTCCGATGGCACTGCGAATTGGGAGTGCGTCTCGCGCCGCGTCGAGGACGAGAACTGCCCGAACACCAAGGTCGTCTGCATCATCAATTCCAAGGTGTTCGCTGCTGACGGGGACATCGTGCGCTACTGCGCCACCGCGATGCCGCTGGACTGGACCACCGCAAGCGACGCCGGTTACTTGCCGACCGGCTTGCAGCAGGCCAACGCGAACGACATGGCCGTGTTGTACCCGTACCGCGGCAACTTGTGCGCATGGAATGCCAACTGCTTCCAGATGTGGCAGACCGACCCGGATCCAGCGCAGATGGCGCTGCTGGATCAGATGGACGGGATTGGCTCGACGCATCCGCTGGCGGCCCGCGCCGTGGGGAACGAGCTTTACTTCCTCGCCAACCAGGGCATTCGCAGCGTGGGCATCGCCAATGCCGCGCAAAACCTGCAGGCCGGCGACGTGGGGATGCCCATCGACCTGCTGGTGCAGGCGGCGATGGTGCAGTGGGCGATCGACGGCAAGAAAGCGCTGTCTACCTACTGGCCGGGCATGGGCCAGTACTGGCTCTGCGGCGGCGATGACGGCATTACCGCTGGCGCCGGCGGCGCGCTGCGCCTGATTTGCTCGCCTGGCGCTGGTGAAGTCGGCGTTCCGTATAGCTACACGTTCACGGCAACGGGCGGCACCGCGCCCTATGTGTTCGACGTGGTAAGCGGCGCGCTTCCGACCGGTCTCTCGCTGGATGCGGAAACCGGCGAACTGACCGGCACGCCGACGACGGCGGGCGCCTTCAGCTTCACCATCCGCGTCACCGATGCGCTGGGCGTCGCTGCCTACTGCAGTTGGTCCGGCCCGGTCTCTGACGAGATCGAGATCACGGCGGGTACGCTGCTGGTCACGGGCAGCGACATCACGCCCGGCGGGCCGCTCATGGCGAAGGCCGAAGCGATCGCCGCACCCGTGTTCACCGGCATCGAGCAGGCGACCGGCGCCACCATCGAGAACGGCGCGCCTACCTTCGTGCTGGGCAGCTTCGTCGTGCATGGCATGTCCAGCGGCGACGACAACGCGGTGAAGTCGTCGAACCTGACCAGCTTCACCACGATGACCACCGATCGGGTGAGCAGCGGCTACCTCGCCGGAGGTCCGGGTGGCTTGCTGGTGCATGGCGGGGTCTCGGGTTACGACAACACCGGCCGGGCGACCTCGCTGGCGGGCGGCGTCTCCATCTACGAGTTCGCCACCGAGCATCCGCCGGGGACGCCACTGCGCCCGTTCGGGCAGGGCAACGAATCCGGCATGCTCTGCTATGCCGGCGGCTACTACTGGCTCGACACCGGCTCTCGCGGTGAGCTGGTCAAGACCACCGACATCACGCTGACCACGCAGCAGGTCGTGTTCCATCGGGACGTGAGCCACGACTACATTTTCATCCACATTGCAGTCCTGAGCGGCGATGTCTACGCGACCATCTACAACAACGGCACCAACACGTCGCAGATCCGCAAGAGTTCGGACGGCGGCGCCACCTGGCCGACACTGATCCTGGACGCCGGCTCATTCGGCAACAGCTCGCCCATCTACATCAAGGCGGGCAACAGCAAGGTCGTGGCGCTCGCCCGAGACAGCAGCACGGTCTGGACGCTGGACGATGGTTTCGCCACCGGGCACAGCACCGGCATTTCGGGCGATGTCATCGCGAACCCGCCGAATGCGGCGCGGAACGGCCGCGGCGACATGCTGGAGTTCTGCAGCAATCGGTTCTTCATCGTGTCCAGCTCGAACACCACGACGCCGGCGCTGGGGAACAAGTGCGTCACCACGCTCGACGGCATCACGTTCGGTTCGCCCTCGACGCTGCCCATTGGCGGCGTGTCTGGCATCACCTCCAACAATCCGGTGACTTGACATGCCGACGACCGTATTCGTCCAGTCCCTCAACGGCCGCGCCGGCAAGTGGAGCAAATACATTCTGCCCTACGTCGTTGAGGCGTTCGCCCAGCTCGGTGACGATCTGTATATCCGAACGGGGGACAAGATCGTGCGCGTCGAAAAGGGTGTGCTGACCGATCACGTCGACGGCGAGGAGGTGCCATTCACCGGCCTCGTGCAGTGGCCGTGGCTGGACAACGGGAACCCCGGCGCGACGAAGACGCTGGAGGCGATCGACCTGGTGGCAAGCGGCGTCCCGAGCATTTCCATCGGCTACAACCAGAACGACCTGAATGCCTTCACCACGCCGTACACGATCAACCCGGACACCCTGACCGGCGGCACCATTCCGATCCCGGTCATGGGGCCGTCGTTCTCGCTGCGGGTCAACTTCGCCGCGGGCACCGCGTGGAGCCTGAAGTCGGCCGCGCTGTATCTGGAAGATACGAAGGGGCAGCCATGACGGCGCTCCTCGCGAACCCCGCGATCGTGGAACTGTTCGACCTGTGCAATCGCATGTGCGCGGAGGAGAAGGACCAGTTCTGCGCGGCGACTGGCGCAGCGGTCTACGACCCTGAAGCGGCGGCGCGCGTGCTTGTTGGTATCGGTGGCTGGCAGTTCTGCCTGCTGGACGACGCTGGCGCCCCGGTTGCGGCCGGCGGTTTCGTTGAGGTTCGCCCGATGGTCTGGCAGTCGTGGATGGTGGTGGCCGAGGGCGGGTGGGAGAGCCACTGGCGCGAACTTACCAAGTCATGCCGCCGAATGATGAAGCGACTGTTCGGCTCCGGGAAATGCCACCGGATCGAGACGGTTGCGCTGGCGAGCCGCACGAAGGCGGGGCGCTGGTACATGAAGGCGCTCGGCGAGCGTTTCGAGGGCGTGGCGCGCGCGTGGTTCCCGGATGGCCGGGACGCCGCGATTTACGCGAAGGTCAAGGAGTAGCGCCATGTGCATGGGATCGACCAACAAGGCATCCGAGGAAGCAGCGGCGGCTGAGAAGGCGCGGCAGGCAGCCATCGCGGCGACGCAGGGCCGGGTCAATGCTGTTTTCGACTCGCCGGCACGCAATGCCGAGATCGAGCGCGCAGTCGCCGCGCAGCGAGACCTGAATACTGGCGAGTTGAACCGCGAGAAAACCCGCGTGGACCGCCAGCTCAAGTTCGCGATGGCCCGCAATGGCCAGATCGGCGGCAGCACGCAGATTGACCAGGGCCGCGAGTTTTCCGAAGCGTCGGCGCGCGGCCTGCTCGGGGTCGAACGTGGGGCGCAGCAGTTCGGTGCCAGCATTCGTAGCGCGGACCAGGATGCGCGGGCGCGACTCATCTCGCTGGCAACGTCTGGACTGGATGCAACGACTGGCGCGCAGCAGGCTGCCGAGGCGATGCGGGTCAACCTGCAGGCTGGCGGGCCGGATCGCGCCGCGGGCGGGGTGGCTGACACGTTCGCCAACTTCGCCGACTTCATCAAGCGTTCGCGCGAGATGGGCGACCGCCGGCGCGCGGACACCGTGAGCGGGGTCAGCTACTACGCACCCATGAACTACGGGGGCGGGTGATGAAGATCCGCCGCGCCACTGAAGCCGATGCGGATCGCTGCGTTGCGATGGGCGGGCAGTTCTACAACACGGCGTATTACGCCGAGACCATCCCGTATGACCCAGCATCGGGGCGCGTGATTTTCGACTACCTGCTCACGCAGGGCATCTTGTTGGTGGCCGAGGCCGGAGACGCGATCGTCGGCATGGTTGGGCTGGTGGTGGCGCCTTTCATCTTCAACACGGCGCACACGTCGGCGCACGAGGTCATGTGGTGGGTCGAGCCTGGCAAGCGCGCATCCGGCGCCGGCTTGGCTTTGCTGCGCGCGATCGAACCTGCAGCCCGTGAGGCGGGCGTCGTGATGATCCAGATGATGAACCTCGCCAGCAGTCCCGAACACACCGCGAAGATTTACGAACGGCTTGGCTTCAAGCATTCGGAATCCTCTTTCTCGAAGGCGATTTAGACATGGCACTCGCAACCTCAACCATTGTGGCGCTGGCGGCGGCGGCAGCAGCTTCGGCTGCGAGCGCCTACAACACCAACCAGACCGCCAAGAAGGAAGACCGCAAGCTCGCCGAAGGCATCCGCAATCAGTCCGCCAAGCAGAAGGAGGCGGATGCGCGGACGAACAAGGAAATCACCGGCATCGAAAACAGCTCCTCGCGCGACGAGGAGGCGAAGCGCCTGGATCAGTATGCCGCGCAGCTCCGCAAGAATCGGCCGACGCTGCAGGGCGGGAACCTCAATCCGCTGCTCGGCGGGGACGCCTTCAAGGCCGATGCTGCCAATGCAGCGCAGGGCGCAGACGCCTACGCAGGGCAGACTGCCGACCTCATGGCGCAAGTCGACGCGCCGGGCATGCAGCGGCAGGGTGAGGCGTTCGGGTTCGGCAAGCTGGCGACCGACATCGACCTGATTGGCCGGGAGTCGCGCGGGCAGGCGTACATCGACGAACTGCGCCGGCGCACCGTTCGCCGCAACCCGTGGATCGACATGGGCGCCGGCATGTTGAGCGCCTACAGCGGTGGCATGGGCGGTGGGAATGGCGGGCTTGTTAGTTCCGCCATGAAGAGCGGCAGCGCATTGGCCGGATCCCCCGCGCCGGCATACGGCGGCTACCCGGTGGGATGAAATGACGACTCCATACCAAGGCGGGCAAGCGCTCGGCGAGATCATCTTCGGTGGCCGCGAGGGCGGTAACAGCGATGCGTTCCTGAAGCGCTTGCGCGAGAACTACACCACGCAGCGGGCGATGGACGAAGCGGCAAGTTCGCAGATCCAGCGCATTGCGCGCGAGGCGATCACCGCGGCCGACATCGAGGCGGCCCGCAAGGGCGACATGGCGGCGCAGGCCCGGCTTGGCGAGGCGGCGCTGCGGACGGCAGACACGCCGAACCTGCGCAACGTCACGGGCGGCTTCAACGACTTCGACGCGGCAGGTCACAAGCGCGCAGCGGTGGAGAAGGCGGGGCTGGGCGACATGGCTGGCGCGAATGCCGAGCTTTTCGGGCTGGCAAAGGGGCCGCTGAAGGTTAACGAAATCGACTCCGGCTACCAGCTCAATCCCTACGAGGTGGACGGCGAGGCAACGCCGACGGCGACCGAGAACGCCAAGATCGGCGAGCTGGGCGCGCGTGCAGACGTGAGCCGGGCGAAGGCTGCGGCTGGTGGGTTTGCGCCGAGGGCGCCACGCGCTGGCGGTGCTGGCGCGAAGCGAAGCGCCGCCGCATCCAAGCAGATCGTCGCCACGCTGGAGAAAGAGATGGGCCGCAAACTGACCGCGGCCGAGGTGGACCAGGTGTATGCCGGCGGCGACTTCGAGTTTACCGATGCGCCGAAGGCATCACTCGGCGAGGCGGCAAGCGGCAAGGCGCCGGCAGGCGTTGACCAGAGCGCCTACGCGAAGGCGCTGCAGCGGAAGGCCGACGCCATCCGTGCGATCGAGCGCGGCGCACCCAAGGAAAAGGTGGCCGAGCGGCTACGTTCCACGGGAAACGCAAAGCTGGCGGACTGGCTGCTGGAGAACTACTGAGTGGGCGAGTTCGACGACCTGATTCCTGAGCGCAAGCCGCGCCACCCCGGCAAGCGCGAGCGCGCGACGGAGTTCGACGACCTCGTGCCGGTCGCTGGCGCGCCGCGGGACAACCTCGCTGCCGCGGCAGACTACCAGCCGTTGCCCGACCTCATGCCCGAATACGACGACGCCGGCAACGTGCTGCGGGCGACGCCGTTTGCGCCGCTGGGTTCCGTGGTGCAGTCCGGGCCAAGCGCGGACGCGATGGACGAGGTGGCCGACCTAATCGGCGTTCCGCGGCGGGGAAGACGTGGCAATACCTACCTCGAAGCAGCGCTGAAAAACATCCCAAGGCTCGGCGAGCTTGTCGCGCAGGCGATGCGTGCGACCACGTTGATCCCGGAGGCAGCGCTCAACACCGCCGAGCGATTCGGGGTGCCTGCCGACAATCTGGGCCTCAGCATTCAGCGCGACGTTATCGACGCTATCGGTACGCCTGCCGATGAAATGAACCGCCTCATGCGCGGCCTTGATTCCGTTGGCTACGGCCAAGGCAAGGCGCAGATCAAGGACGCGAAGGAGGCGCTGAACCCGTGGGCAAACGATAACCGCGCGAAGGCGGCGGAGGCGTTCGGTGCGGGCGAGAATTACCAAGAACTCACGCTAGGCGCCCGCGCCCGCACGCTGGGCGACTTCATTGCGCACGGCACGCTGAACAGCGCAGCCGACATGGCAGGCGCGGTATTCGCTCCGGCGCCTTACGTCGCTGCCTACACCGACCAGACGGCGCGTTCGCGCGCCGCAAATGATGGCCGTCCGCTTGGGTTTTCTGATATCACTATCGGCGCCGGCAACGCGCTGGTGCAGACCGTTGCGGAGAAGTTCGCCACTGGGCGCCTTTTCCCCGGCGGAGTGAAGCCGGCTATGGATGGCGCTGCTGCTGCGCTTGGCCGAGTCGCCCGCGAAACGGGGATTCAGGGCGGCACCGAGTATGTGCAGGAAGCGATTGATTACCTGTCCACGCAACTCGGCACGAAGAAGGGCGCGACGCTTGCCGGGACGAACGACGCCGGGCTGTCTGGCCTGCTCATCGGTAGCCCGCTCGGTACTGTTGCGCAGGGAGCGAAGGAGGTAGCTCGTGGCGTGAGTGGCCTTCGGGTCAAGCGGCCCATCAGTGCCATCGACGAGCTGCCAGACAATGCGATCGACCCCGCAGTCCTTGCCGCACAAAGCGCTGCGCCACCGACAAGCAAGGAGGAGACGCTGGGTGCACAAGCCCGCGCGCTTGGCGATGCGGCGCTGGGCAGTGCAGCGCCGCCCCCCGTTGACGTGGTTGGCGGAACCCAGGCCACGCTCGGCGACATCGCCAACGATGCGGCCGTCGTTGAAGCCTTCCGCAACCGTCCGCCGGCCGACCCTGCGATGGACGAGATCGACGCCCTGCTGGCGCGCAATCTACCGCCTGCTGCCCCTGCATCCACGACCCCCTCCTCCGAGGGTGCAGGGGTGGCGGCGACCCCCGAGATCGGAAGCCTGGCCGCCGCGCTTGGCTTGGAGCCTGCCGATGGACAAGCGAACCCGCTGGAAGCTGGCAGGGTGGATGTCCCGGTACAGCCTGAGCCTGTTGCTGCGACCGCGCCGGTTCAAGGCGACGCTGCTGGAGCACCAGCGCAAGGAGTGAGCGATAGCCGTCCGTGGCGGGCATACCGTGGTGGGCGCCGGGTTGAATCCTACTCAACCGAGAACATCAGGTCGGATGCGAAGAACAGCATCGACAACGGATACGGGATATACATAACAAGCGACACGGCAACAGCCGATCACTATGGGTCGATGTCAGAGAATGGCGCTCGGCATGATCTTGAAATCAGCGCACCAAGACATTCACTTCTTGACCGCGACAAGCCGTTGAGCGAGCAATCTCCTCAGATCATTGCTGGACTGCAAGCTGCCGGGTTATACGAGGGCAATGAATCCATCCTCGGGAGTCAGCTGTATGACAGACTCGTAAATGACAACAAAAAGGGTGGTGGATTAAGCCTCGCTCGCGGCAGCAACGCCGATGCGATGAAAGCTGCCAATGCACAGCTACAAGCTGCTGGTATTAGAGGCCTGTCGTACCAAGCCCGCCACATCCCCGGAGTAACCAACACGGCAGAGCATTACGTCATTTTTGACGGCGCTGACATTCGGAATGCCGCTACTCCTCCGGCCACGGTGTCGGATGACGCTGCTGGAGCACAAGCGCCAACCGTAGACGCGCCGACGATGCAGAACCGCGATCGCTCGCGCGCTGCTTCCGTGTCGCAGATGCAGGACATCCGCCGTAACCCTGATCCCGAGCGACTTGGGTTCTCGCGCGACCCGAACACCGGCGCCCCGATGGTGGGCGCTGGCAGGCCGATCGCCGACGCCGACAAGGGCCGCGCGGATACCGTGGTTATGGCGTCCGGCCGGCGCGTGCCGGTGCAGTACGCCGTGGTCGAGGCTGACGAGCTGGCTGCATCCCACGATGCTGACGGGCGCGCGAATCCAGGCTACGAGTCTGCGCCGCTGAAGGCGCTGAACAATGGCCGCACCGCGGGCCTGCAAGCTGCCTACTCATCCGGCAACACTGACGCCTACCGGCAAGGCATCGCTGCCGATGCGGCCCTGCATGGCGTGTCCGCCGAAGCGATCGCCGGCAAGCGCAAGCCTGTCCTGGTGCGCCTGTACGACCCGGCGCAGAACACCGGCGATATGGGCGCGGAGTCCAACGCCAGCGCGCAGCTTGGCCTGTCGCCTACCGAGCAGGCGCAGACGGACGCGCGCTCGCTGCCGGACCTGGCCGGCTTGTCCTGGTCCGAGGACGGCAACCTGTCGCCATCGGCCAATGTCGAGTTCTTCCGTAAGTGGTTCCGCAACATCGGCGACGCACAGGCCGCGACGCTGCAGGACGCGCAGGGCCGTCCGAATGCGCAGGCGTTGCAGCGCGTGAAGGGTGCGCTGGTGCAGCGCGCCTACGGCGACGAGCGCCTGCTGACCGCGCTGTCCGAGGACGTGAACCCCGACAACCGCAACGTGATGAATGCGCTGGTCCAGGCTGCCCCGGCATTCGCGACGCTGGACCCCGATTCGCTGGCCGGCGAGATTCGCAGCGCCGTCGTCGGCGGGCTGGAGCTGCTGCGCGACGCCAGCGCCCGCGGCCTGTCTCTGCGTGACGCGATCGCGCAAGGCGACTTGCTGGGTCGCAACCCGAACGCCGACACCGTGGCGCAGTTCATGGCGGCGAATGCCCGCTCCGCGAACCGCATGGCTGAAGCGTTCAAGGTAATGGCGGCGTATGCTGACAATGCGCAGCGCCAGGCCGCCACGCTTGACGTATTCGGCGCCGCTCCGACTCCATCCGTTCAGGGCGCGCTGGGCGCCGCAAACATCGAGGACGCCAATGACGCCAGACCAATTACAGGCCGCATTGCAGAAGGGAATGGAAGCGGGCAACCGGCTGAAGTCGGACGAGCCGGCGCTGGTGATGCCTTCGCCCTCCAGCCCCAAGCCGCAGCAGCCCCTCAGCAAACCGGCGTAAGCCAGTCGGGCCTATTCACCGCGCCCACACAGCGCGAGCAAGTTGCCGCAGCGCAGCAAGCCCGAGACGTCGAACGCAACGGGCTGGGCCGCGATCTTGTGCGCCCTGAGCAAGGCGACGGCGACTTGCTGGCGGGCGACCGCCCGGAGCAAACGCGCGTCGAGGCGAGCCGTGATATGTTCGTCACGACAAGGGGCCAGCGCGAGGAGGCTGACCGTGCGAAACGAGAACAAGCCGAAGCTGGGAACCGATCGCCGGACAGTGATCCTGCGGCAACCGGCGGCCTCTGGCCGGACGCAGCTCCAGGTGGACTCCGCCCTGACGCATCACCAAGCCTCACGCGACGCGCAAAATATGCAGTCGATGCGCTTGTGCGGCGGTTTGGAGGCTCCGTACTTGCTGACACCCTCGCGCGAGACTTCCGCGAAAAAGGCAGTGCGCAGCTAGTCGGGCAAACGGTTCAGTCGGAAGCCGACTTCGCCGCGCTGGCGCAGGTCTACCGCAACCCCATCTTTGAAACGCTGCACTACGTGTTCGTGGATGCGCGCGGCGTTGTGCTGGGCGAGACGGCGATCTCCGACCGCATGCCTGCGTCGTCGATAGCGTTCCCTGCTGGCATCGGCACGAAGTCCGAATTGACCGCGTGGATCGAAAGCGTGGCCCCTCGCGGCACAACCGGGCTGTGGATGACCCACAACCACCCATCTGGCAATCCAACCCCGTCGAATGCGGACCTGGGGCTGACGCGAAATATCAACGATGCGTTTCGCCGGCACGGTTCCGGCATCCGCCTCATGGGGCATGTTGTCCTGAACCACGGAACCTACGGGCGAATTTCCCCTGACGGCACCGTGCGGCCAAACGCAAACATTCCCGCCGCGCCTGCTGATCCGATGCGCGCCGAGCGCGGCATTCCGCTCGCGGACATGACCATCACTGGGCCTGCCGACGCATCGCGCGTTGGCAAGCTCATTCACAATGAAACGAGCAATGGCGATGTGGCAGTTATCGTCACCAACGCACGGCAGAAAGTGGTGCTGGCGACTGCAATCCCTGCGAAGGCATTGGTAGGGAAGCGCGGGGCTGCGCTGCTTTCGCAGCTCGGCGAACGTAGCGGCGCAACCCGCGTATTCCTGGTGGCCAACCAGGATGAAGTTGGCGGCCCTGGCGGTGCCACCTATGAAGGTATCCGGGCGCTAGGGAAGCGCGGCATCGTTGCCGACGTGATCGTCGTGGCAAGAGATGGCTCGACGCACGGCCTGTCGGCTGTCGGGCACCTGTCCGGCCGTGAGCTTGGGCAGCAGTCGAAGTCTCGGCAGTCGCGCATGGACCGCGGCGATCGCGTGTTCGATGGCGGCGTGCGGGAAGAAGCGGAACGCTACACGCCCGAGCAGGAAGCCGCGCTGGTCAAAGCCGGGCTGCAGACCGATCGCCGCTCCAGCCTGTCCCGCGTGGCCGACAACCTGCGCGAGCGTTGGGCCGCCGTGCGCGATGCGGTCAAGGATGGCGACAACTTCAAGCAGTCCACGTTCGACAAGTTCCACGGCCTGCGCATGGCCGAGGCGCAAGTCGGGCTGAACGACCCGGAGCAGTCCGCCTATGTGGCTGCGCGCATGGCGGCAGGTCTCGGCTCGAACATGGAAGGCCTCATGCTCTACGGCGCGCCTGAGTGGGACGGCGGTGTGCTGGCGATCAAGGACGGCACTGTCGGCCTGCTGGACGCGCTGAAGCCGGTCGAGGGTAAGGTCGACGAGTGGCTGGGCTGGATGGTGGGTCGCAGGGCGAAGCTGCTGAAGTCGCAGGGCCGCGAAAACAACCTGAGCGACGCCGACATTGCGGCGCTGCTGTCGCTGGCCGACGGCAACGAGGCGGCATTCCAGCAGGCCGCGCGCGATTACCTGACGATCAAGAACGCCGTGCTGGACTTGGCCGAGCAGGCGGGCGTCATCGACCCCGTGGCCCGCGCAGCGTGGGATCACGCCGAATATGTGCCGTTCTACCGTGCCGACGAGGGCGGCTCCATCGGCCCAGGCACCCGCAAGGGGCTGGCCGGGCAGACTTCGGGCATCCGCACGCTGAAGGGGGGCGAGCAAGCCCTGGCCGATCCGCTGGCGAACATCGTCCGCAACTTCGCCAAGCTGGTCGATGCGAGCCTGAAGAACCGCGCTGTCCTGCTGGCGGTCGACGGGCTGGGTGCGACCTACTTCAGCAAGGCGCCGCGCGAGATGCAGCCGGCGACGATCCCGCTGGATCAGGTCAAGAAGCATTTGCGCGACGCGGGCGTTCCGCAGGCGACAATCGACGGGATGCCGACTGGCGCGCTGAAGGGCGTGCAGCGGATGCTGTCCATCGTGCCGCCGACTGGTGAGAACGTGGTCCGCGTGATGCGCGACGGCAAGGCCGAGTATTACGAGGTGCTGGATCCGCTGGTGCTGCGCTCGCTGACCGCGTTCAAGCAAGCGAACAAGTCGCTGGCGATCAAGCCGTTCATCTGGTTCAAGCGCCTGCTGACGACTGGTGTCACCACGACGGCCGAGTTTGTCGGCGCCAACTTCATCCGCGACTCAGGCTCCGCGTGGGTCATCTCCGATGACCGTTTCATCCCCGGCTGGGACAGCCTGAAGGGCATCGGCAACACCCTGCGCAACGACGCCGGCACCCGCGAGATGATGATGGCGGGGTCGACGTTCCTGGGCGGCAATTTCTACGACGGCGACCCGGACGCCGCGGCAGCGAGCCTGCGCCGCGCGCTGCGCGCCAAGGGCATGTCGAACCAGAACATCGAGGGCATGGTCGGCACCATCGCCCGCACCCCTCTGCACCTATGGGATGCGTGGCTGAAGCTGTCCGGCGCTGTGGAGAATGCCAACCGCCGCGCGGTCTACGATGCTGCGCTCAAAGCCGGCCGCACCAAGACGGAAGCCGCCTACATGGCGCGCGACCTCATGGACTTCGCCATGCAGGGCGACGCGCAGTGGGTCCAGTTCTTCTCTGACGTGCTGCCGTTCTTCAATGCGCGCCTGCAGGGCATGTACAAGCTGGGTCGCCGGGCTGGCACGCCGAAGGGCCGCAAGGCGATGATCCTGCGCGGTGGCATCATCGCGCTTGCCAGCGCCGCCCTATATGCGTGGAACGTGATGAACCACGCCGACGCATGGGACGAGCTGGAGGAGTGGGACAAGGACGCCTACTGGCACATCGCGCCGGGCACGGACTACCACGTCCGCATCCCCAAGCCGTTCGAGCTGGGGCTGGTGTTCGGCACCGCGCCGGAGCGTTCGATGGAGGCCGTGCGCCGTGCCACTACGGGCGAGGGCGACACGCCGGCCGCCACGTGGGATTCGCTGGTGCGCGCCATCACTGGCACCCTGGCGATCAATCCGATCCCCCAAGCGGCGCTGCCGATCGCCGAGCAGTGGGCGAACAAGCGATTCTTCACCGGTCGCCCGATCGAGAACATGGGCGACGAGAACCTGCTGCCCGAAGCCCGCGGCGAGTGGTACACGTCCGACACGATGAAGGGGCTGGGCCGCATGTCCGGCCTGAGTCCAAAGCGGCTGGAACACTTGTGGAACGGCTACACCGCGGGGCTGGGTGGCTACGTACTGGACGCCAGCGACTACATCGTGCGGCAGGCTACGGACGCGCCAGAACGTCCCGACATGCGGCTGGGCGAGATGCCCGTCCTTGGCCGCTTCCTGCGCGCTGGGCCGGGCCGGTCCAAGTATTCCACGCAGTTCTACGAGCGCCTGCGGGAAGCCGAGCAGATCGAGCAGACCGTGAAGGAATACACCGTGGCCGGCAAGGATGCGGAGGCGAAGAAGCTGGAGGACGCCAACCGCGAATTGCTCGGCGAGCGGATCCCGAGCAAGCGCGCCAAGGCGGGGTTCCTGTTCGCCAACGTGAAGGCCATGCGCAAGGTGCAGAGCGAGCTGACCAATCTGCGCGAGGAGATGGAGGACGTGGCCCTGTCCCGCACGCTGTCCAGCGAATCGAAGCGCGCGCGACTTGACGAGCTGGAGACCAAGCGCAACCGGGTCGTGCGCGAGGCCGTCAAACCATAGCGGCAACGATGCGCCAGGCGCCGACGGCAAGGATCGCCATGAATGCCAGCCCGAACATGGTTTCCATGTCGTCGGGCCGTTTCAGCGCCTTGCCGGCAAACACGAAGCCAAGCGCCGTGACGCACGCGCCCAAAGCCGGCGATACCTGCAGCAAGACGAGACCGCCAAACCAGCAGGCGAGGGCGAGGAGGGACAACACCCTCCGATTGTACGTCGTTGAATCGCTAGCACAAAACGGCAGGCTGGCCCGAACCAACAGGGCGGGCCGGCATGGATTTTCAGACCGTTGTGGACATTGCCATCGGCCTTGCCACCCTCACCGGAATCGTGGCTGGCGGAGTCGGCACAGCCTGGCTGTTCTTCCGCAAGAAGCTGCAGGCGTGGTGGTCCCCATACCGCAAAGGACTCGAGGGGATGGCGGAGATGCCATCGGTGCGTCGGAGCGTGGAGGCGTGCAGGCAAGAGATCACCAGCCTGACGCAGCAAGTCGGAATGATGAATCTCATGATTCGCGCTCGGGGCGACATCAACATTGAGGCTGGCGAGTTTGAGTGTGCCGCCGATGGAACGTGGACATACGCAAATCAAACCCTTGCGCACTGGCTTGGTGTTGGCAAGGGCGAGCTTCTGATTTGGGGCTGGCTCAACAGCATCCCGGCCAGCGAGCGTGACGAAGTGCGCGCTGAGTGGGCGTCCTGCCGCATCGAGCATCGGGTATTCAACAAGCGCCATCACATCGTCGCCAGTGACGGCGAAGAAATCATGGTGGACACCATCGCGACCCCCATCCCGGACGCGCCGCCGGCGAAACAGTGGATCGGCGTGATGCGCAGGGTGGTCACGTGACCAAGAACAAGAAGCGCACCCCGCCTGTCTGGCTACTGCTGCCGGTTCTCGGTGGTGGAATCTGGCTCGGCACGGACGATTCGCGCGACAAGATCGAGAAGTGGGAAAGCAGCGGCGACCGCGTACTGGTGGCCTACGCCGACAAGATCGCGGCGGGCATTCCGACCGTTTGCAACGGCCTGACGCGCCACGTCACCACGACCCCGATCATCGTCGGCGAGAAGTGGACGGACGAGAAGTGCGAGGCACACGAGGCGGCTGTCACACATACCGTGCAGCGCGAGCTGGCGAAGTGTTTCAAGCGCCTGCCGCCGCAATCCGTGTTCGACGCAGCCACGTCGCACGCCTGGAACTTCGGCGTTCGCAAGACCTGCGGCAGCACGTCCATGAATCTCTGGAACGCCGGCCAGTGGTCGCTCGGCTGCACGCGCCTGGCCTACACCGAGAAGTACAAGCCGAACTGGTCGAACGTCGGCAGCAAGTTCTACCAAGGCCTGCACAACCGCAGGAAAGATGAAATGAAGCTGTGCCTGTCTGGAGTCGGGAAATGATCTCCATCGACCCGATCCGCCCGTACCTCAACGCGATCAAAGCCGGCGCAATCGTGCTGGCTCTGCTGCTGGTCTGGTTCCACGGCTACGGCACCGGCCGCGACAAGTGGCAAGGCAAGTACGACACCGAAGCGGCGGAACACGTCGCCACGAAGGCGAGCCACAAGGCCGTCGTCGACAACCTGGCCGCGCTGACCAAGGCCGCAGCAGACAAGGCCAAGGCCGCGAGCGTGGCCGCCAAGGCCGACCGCAAGACCAACGACGCACGATTCAAGGATGCCCAGCATGAAGCCGACAAAGCGAAGCGCGAGCTACGCGATCACCTGCGCCGTGGCACTGGCCCTGTCCGCCTGCGTGACGAGTGGACCTGTCCTGCGGCCCGACCCGCCGAAGGTGCAACTGCAGCCGCTAGCGGTGGACAAGATGCAGCCGCCGACCTTCGGGCAGCAGGCGCGGCGGATCTTGTTGCAGCCGGCGATGCCGCCGACAACTGGATCACCTGGCTCCAATCCGAACTGACATCGACCCGCAAAGCCTGCGGAGTGGAGGACGTGCGATGAAGCCGAAATACCGATTCCGCGATGCCATCACTGGCCGCTTCCTGTCTGCCGTCGCGGCACTGAAGCGACTGGCAACGACTGTGCGCGAGCGCATCAAGCCGAAATGAAGGCCCGAGTCCCCAAGCATGGCAACCCGACCGGCTACGTCGTCGTCGAGACGGACGCGACCGTTGGCGCCACCATCGGGACGAACCTGTTCAACGCCGACGGGACGCTGTTCGACCTCGGCACGTTCACGGTGCAAGTGGCCGAGCGCCAGTCTGCCGGCGTCGGAACGCCGCCATCCGGCGAGACCGTCATCGCGTGGAATGCGATCCAGAACATCCCGGCGAACATCGTGGCCGCAAAAGGGGTCACGGGCACGGGCTTCCTGCGCCGCAGTGAGGCGGGCGCCTGGAGCGCGTCGGCGATCGTCAATGCCGACCTGTCCGAAGCCGACACCGATGGACTGGCCGAAGGCGGCACCAATCTCTACTTCACCGATGTCCGCGCACGCGCTGCAAACGCGACAGTAAGCAAGACGCTGGCCTACGACGGCAGCGACCGTTTGAGTGTCGTCACCGACTCGCGCGGCACGAAAACCATGACCTACGACGGCAGCGACAAGCTGACCGCCATTGCCGGAACCGGCGAATACCCGGACATGACTTTCACCTATTCCGGCGACCAGCTTACCGCCGTCACTGTTACCTAAGAGGCCCGCTATGCCCAAGTCCACCACCACCTGTAACAACCTCCTGCAACTGGTGTTCAACGCCGTTGCATGGGCCAACATGGCAGACAACGCGGCGGCTAGCCCGTACACGAATCTGTACTTGTCGCTGCATTCTGCTGACCCTGGCGTCGGCAACGCGCAGACCACGAATGAAGTCGCCTATACCAACTATGCACGCATCGCCATTGCGCGCACGGCGGGCGGCTGGACGGTCAGCACGAACACCGCGACGAATGCGGCGCTGGCGCAGTTCGCGCAGTGCGGCGTGACTGGTGCGACTGCATCGCATGTTGCCATCGGCACCAATTCGTCTGGCGCTGGCAATGTCCTGTATGCTGGCGCGCTGTCCGCATCGCTGACCATTGCCAACCTGATTCAGCCGCAGTTCGCCGCGTCGGCGCTTGTGGTAACCGAGTCGTAACCGTGGCGCATCCCTACGCATGTTCCACCTGCGGCGGCGCGGCGACTGTCTCGCCCGCTGGCGTCGTGTCCCGCGCGTGCGGGCATGACACGGCGACGGTCATCGCGGAGCGCACGTCGATCCTGTACGGCAAGGGCGGTTGCGCACCTAAGACGCTAGTGCAGCGGGCCGTCGCGGCGCTCTGCAAATTGGCGGGCATGTAATGGCCGGGTTCGCGAACGCAAAGCAACTGGCCGACGCGCAGGACGCAGGGCAGTACCTCTACGCCAGCTTCCGCAAGCAGGCGACGCAGACCACCGGCGCCGGCGTCTGGTTCGACCTGTCCATGTCGCCCGGCAACCCCGCACCGAATTACTACATCGGCTCGCCCGGCGTGTTCGTGCCGCTGAAGCAGTCCACCGACGGCGGGTTGCGACATGGCGGCAATGTGTCACCAGAGCGCAAGTTCCTGCGCAAGCTGATGGTCACGACGGGCACCGCCGCCGCATCGGTGACCCCGATGAAGCTGCTGGATTACATCGGGTTCTACGGCTTCATTGACGAATCGGTGCTTGACGAGCAGTTCCTCGACAACACCACGCCGCTGCCACGGCATGCCGATGGTGCGGGCGTGCAGTTGATGCCTGTCGTTGTGGCGGGGCAGACAGGCGGCCAGCCGTTCACGGTCAGTTACACCAACCAGGATGGCGTGGCGGGGCGCGTGACCACTAGCGTCCTGATGTCTACGCAGTTCGTCAACGGTACGATTCTTTGCAGCCAAAACGGGGGCGCGACGTATCCCGATAGCGGGCCGTTCCTGCCCTTGCAGAACGGCGATACCGGCGTGCGCTCGGTGCAGTCGGTGACCATCGGCGGCACCGGCGATGTGGGCTTGTTCGCGCTGGTGCTGGTCAAGCCGCTGGCGTCAATCAGTCTGTACGAGATCACTGCAGCCAGCGAAACCGATTACCTCGTGGATGCGTCAACGATGCCGGTCATCGAGGATGACGCCTACTTGAACTTCATTGCACTGCCGACCGGCACGCTGTCCGGCGCGCCGATCATCGGAATCATCGAAACAACCTGGAGCTGACATGGCAGGCTTTACTTCCACCGACGATATGGTCAATCAAGTCAGCACCAACGGAAACTTCTTCCGTTCGGACTGGCAAAAATCCACGTTCGCCACCACCGCGCATACCGCGGGCCTTTGGTACAGCCTGTTCCGCGGCGGCGGTAACCCGGCGGCCGACACCATCCTCGGCACAGGTACGAACCTCGCGTTCCAAGCCCTGACCGACACCACCGCGAACGCGACCGGCATCCGGCACGGCGGGGACGTGGGCGGCGGCACCGGCTACAAACACATCCTGTCCGCTGCCGCACAAACGGCTGCTGCGACGACCGCGCCGTGCGTCCTGATGCTGGTTGACCTGCTGGGCTTCTACCCGATCACCACCGTCACCACGACCGGCGACCAGGCCCTGAACAACACGGTCACCCTGCCGCGCTACACCGACGGCGCGGGCGTGCAGGCGTTCGTGACCCCCAGCACCGTCATGGGTGCAGGCACGCCGAACATCCGCCTGACCTACACGGACAGCGGCGGCACCGCCGGCAACCTGACCCCGACCACGCTGCCGATCGGCAACACCGCCGCGCCGGTCACCCAGATCGTCTACTCCGGCACCGGCTCGGGCAAGTTCGGCCCGTTCATGCCGCTGGCGGCGGGCGACTCCGGCATCCGCAGCGTGCAGCAGTTCAACCTGTCCGCGACCTACACCTCCGGCGTGCTGAACCTGGTGCTGTGCAAGCCGCTGCTGACCCTGCCGATCACCACGCTGGGCGTCACCGCCGAGCGCGACCTGGTGAACCAGTTCATGTCGATGCCGAAGGTGTACGACGGCGCGTGCCTGGCGTGGCTGATGCTCGCCGGTGCTGCGACCCCGGTCGCCTCGCCGCTGTCCGGCCACCTTGAGTTTGGCTGGTCGTAATGGCCCTGATCGGCAACCGCTCGATCCTGCACAATTCGCCCGGACGCTTCCTGTCCGGCACGGCGGGCACGCTGCGCTCGGGCTTCAACAAGCCGGGCATGGCGGCCAACCGCTTCGAGCAGATGGATGACCGTAGCGCCGCGCTGCCGGGCGGGCACCTGTCGCCGTCCGCATGGGGCTTGCCCCGTGTTGCAGGCGGCATGTCCACGGTCAACGAAATCAATGGTGCTGCAACCTTCGCGGGCGGCGGCGCGTTGGGCTTGAACGGCGATGCCGCGCTATCCGGCTCGGGCACGATTACCACCGCGCTGCTTGCGCTTGTGGTGTCTGCCGTGGCAAGCCTGACCGGCTCTGGCGGACTGACTGCGGGCATCGTAGGCAGGCTGGAAGCCGCTGCGGCGCTGTCCGGTTCGGGCGATGTCACGGGCGCGGCTGGGGCGCTGGCATCGCTTGTAGCGGCGCTGGCTGGCTCTGGCGCGCTATCCGCTGTCCCGCGTGCCGATGCGGCAATGGAGGCGAACATCCGGGGGTATAGCGACCTGACCCCGGAAGGCATCCGCGACATGATCCTGGCCCTCGGCGCAACGGGCGGCCTGACCGTAGAACAGGCAACGCAACTCGCATCCGCTGCACGTAACGCTGGTCTCATCCCCGCACTTCTCTGAGGACTCCATCATGGCTGCACCCATCGCAATCGGCACCTCCGCTACCACGTTCGCAAATGGCGAGTTCACCGTCCCCGCTGGCGGGTCTGTGGTCATGGCGATCACGGCATCCGCCGATGGCGGGCCCGCATCGAATGCCGAGTACAAGATCGCCCGCAAGACGGACGCTGGCGCCTACACCCATCTGTTCACGCTCACGCCATCCAATCAGCTCACGATGGGCCTGGTCGTGGGCGGTAGCGCAGACACCGTGTATGCGGCTGCGCGCGTCGCCACAGGGGCGTCGTCCGGGTTCGAGGCCGAGTAAGTGGGCCAGTTCTCCGCGCCGTTCCGACCGCCATTCCAGGAACCGTTCCGCCCCCTCACCGCCCCCGGCATCGGGGGTGGGGCATGGAGTCCGCTGGCGTTGTTCCTTCCGGGGAACGTCGGCTATGCC